CGGGAGTGTCGGTGCAGAAGTCAATCCTGTACAACCAGAGAACATTGAATTATAACAAGAGTTTGTAAGTGTTGTTGCAGGAAGGGCAGGGGCAGAAGTCAATCCTGTACAACCAGAGAACATTGACCAATAACAACCAATAGCAAGTGTTGTTGCAGGGAGCTATAGCTATGACACATCAGTAATGCCTGTATAATTCTTGAACATATTGTAGAATTCATAATTCCTGCTTATTTCTGTTAATTCAAGATAATCTTCTTCTCTATCCATTGACATAATATTACCAGAAAGTGTACAGGGGGCAGTGCCACCAAAAACACCATAATTAAAATTATTTAAATTCTATGTTGCATCTTTGATGTTTGACCAGACCTGTATGGTGTCCCCCTAACTTACATTGACTGTTGTTATTGATGTAGAAGATCCGCTAAGGGTGACCGGCTCCCCGTCGTTCAGACTGTACTTCGTCGTCGCCGCGCGCCTTACAACCATCCAGGTACCTGATCCCGAGAAGGTGAAGGTCAGAGGATTCTCTGCGATTTCCTCCCACTCGAGGTTGTCGGTGTACTTGTACTTGACTCCGTTCACAATCGCTTTCTGTCCGACGAAAACGCATTCCCTCGCGAGGAGTTCCGACATCGAGCTGACAGTCACAGTAAACTCAGGAGCTTCCATCTCGTCATACTCCTCGAGGTATTCAAAGTCTCCGTATGAATATGAGGTTTCTGTTCCGCCTCCGTACACCGTTCCCGTCGGCATCAGCGCCTGTTTTGCAACAAGGTCGAAAAATCCATATGCATTGTTTGTATCCTTGTAAGGAACAAGATCCATCACAAGCTCATCGCCCTCGTACACCTTGAGGTAGTAGTACTTCATGAAGTCAGTGCTTGATGAAATCTGCATCGGGTTGGTTCTGCCGGCTGATTTTGCCGTTGTATTAATTATATTACTGTTGGTAGACAGGTTCTTGACATAGTAGTTGCCGATTTCGAACTCGAACTCGCTTCCGGTTGTGTTTACATATTGCCGGCCAGATTCATAATCATAATATAATCTGTCGCTGGCCCAGAACACACGCCAGTCATTGTTGTCATTCCAGTTGCCCGAAACGCCGTAGTCGCAGATGATGCCGCCGTCACCGCCGTCCCGTGTTTTGTTAACTTTAACCTGTATCCTCGTGTTTGTCTTGAAGGGCCTTCCCAGATTGAAGGTGCCGAGGTACTCTGACTTTCTCTCGATGTATTCAGGTCCCGTGATTGTGGTGGCGGTTCCCTCAAGCTCACCGAGGTCCGTCCACTGGCCTCCGGTGTACTTCCACTCGTGCTGGTTCCAGATGCCGAGCTTGCCCTCGTATCCGGGATCGGACGACGACGATGCGAACTGACCGTATTTCTCGTAATCATTTGACGAGTTCTTCACGTACCACTTGGCCGCTGTCTTGTCATACACCCAAGTCTGCGTGCCCTGGTAGGACGAGATGGAGGATACGACGTCGTAGCAGATGTGCTGTGTCACGTTCAGGGGCCAGATGGTGTCACCAAGGCGGGTACGGACACTCGAGAATGAAGTGCCCGCCCGGTTCTTGATGGAATTGATGTTAGATAAATCTATAATCATACCTATTGTGCTTGATTTTATTGGATGAAGTAGTATTCGTACACCTTTTCGTTTGACTGGAGGAGGTCATACTGTGACTGGGTTCCTGTCCAGATGAGGTGGTTGAGGTCGTACTTGATGCTGGTGATTGAGGAATCGATTTCCTGATCTTTCTCTTTCAATCCGGTAATAGAGCTGTCAATCTCGGTGTCCTTGGATTTCAGACCGGTGATTGAGGAATCGATTTCCTGATCTTTCTCTTTCAATCCGGTAATAGAGCTGTCAATCTCGGTGTCCTTGGATTTCAGACCGGTGATTGAGGAATCAACATCTGTGAACAGACCCTTAACATATGTAATGCTAGAATCGATTTCAGTATCCTTGTCCTTCAAAGAAGTTATACTTGAATCGATTTCAGTATCCTTGTTCTTAAGACCAGTGATTGAGGAATCAACATCTGTAAACAGTCCTTTCACATAAGTGATTGAGGAATCGATTTCGAGGTTTTTCTCCTTGAGTCCGGAAATAGAGCTGTCAATCTCGGTGTCTTTGTTCTTCAAAGAAGTGATTGAACTGTCAATCTCCTGGTCTTTTTCTTTAAGGCCTGTAATTGATGCATCAACATCAACAAACAATCCCTTGACATAAGTGATTGAAGAATCGATTTCAGTGTCTTTCTCTTTCAGTGATGTAATGCTAGAGTCAATCTCTGTATCCTTGTTCTTAAGAGAAGTAATACTAGAATCAATCTCTGTATTCTTTTCCTTGAGAATTCCGATTGAAGCATCTACATTTTCAATCTCACCCGCAACTTCAGTCAATATTGCTGTATGTTCATTCTACATTAAGCTAACAAGAGTATCACTGTCTGTAATTCCTTCAAGGAAGCTAACCAATTCATTATATGAATCAATTACATCGTTAACTTCATCGGAAGTCATTGTTGTAAGAGTGGTTTCAAGCTGATTAACACTTGCATTGATTGTTGTGATTGAGGAATCGATTTCAGTATCCTTGTTCTTCAAAGAAGTGATAGAGGAATCGATATCAGGGAACAATCCCTTGACATAAGTGATTGAAGAATCAATTTCCTGGTTTTTCTCTTTCAGCGATGTAATGCTAGAATCAATCTCTGTATCTTTGTTCTTCAAAGAAGTGATTGAACTGTCAATTTCTGTATCCTTATCCTTCAAAGAAGTAATACTTGAATCGATTTCAGTGTCTTTGTTCTTCAAAGAAGTGATTGAACTGTCAATCTCCTGGTCTTTTTCTTTAAGGCCTGTAATTGATGCATCAACATCAACAAACAATCCCTTAACATAAGTGATTGAACTGTCAATCTCACCAGTCTTATCTTTCAATCCAGTGATTGAAGAGTCAATTTCAGTATCTTTCTACTTGAGAATTCCGATTGAAAGATCAATATTGTTAAGGGCTTCAGTTGGATCATTAACATTATTAATTCTTGTTGACAAATCTGCAACAGACGAATCAATGTTTGTAATCCACTCCTTGACATAAGTAATACTTGAATCGATTTCAGTATCTTTCTCTTTTAGTGATGTAATGCTAGAATCAATCTCGGTGTCTTTGTTCTTCAAAGAAGTGATTGAACTGTCAATTTCTGTATCCTTATCCTTCAAAGAAGTAATACTTGAATCAATTTCAGCGTCTTTCTCTTTTAGTGATGTAATGCTAGAGTCAATCTCAGTATCCTTGTTCTTCAAAGAAGTGATTGAACTATCAATCTCTGTGTCCTTATCCTTCAAAGAAGTTATGCTAGAATCAATTTCAGTGTCTTTTTCTTTAAGGCCTGTAATTGATGCATCAACATCAACAAACAATCCCTTGACATAAGTGATTGAAGAATCAATTTCCTGGTTTTTCTCTTTCAGCGATGTAATGCTAGAGTCAATCTCTGTATCCTTGTTCTTAAGAGAAGTAATGCTAGAGTCAATTTCAGTATCTTTCTACTTGAGAATTCCGATTGAAAGGTCAATATTGTTAAGGGCCTCGGTTGGATCGTTAATAGTATTGATTCGGGTTGAAAGGTCTTCAACAGATGAATCAACGCTTGTAATCCAGTCCTTGACATATGTAATTGAACTGTCGATTTCCTAATCCTTTTCCTTGAGTCCAGAAATCGAGCTGTCAATCTCACCCGCTTTATTCTTCAAAACACCAATCGAACCATCAATCTCCTGATCCTTTTCTTTAAGATTTCCGATTGAAAGGTCAATATTTGCAAAGGCTTCAGTGTAATCCTCAATTCCGTTAATCAGTTCGGCCAGGTCGCCGATCTGTCCTTTTATTCCGGTTATTGAGCTGTCAATCTCACCCACTTTATTCTTCAGTCCGGCGATTGATGCATCTGTGTCGTAATCCTTCAGCTTGAGGGATGTTATACTCGAATCGATTTCACCCGTCTTGTTCTTGAGGCCGGAAATCGAGCTGTCAATCTCACCCACTTTATTCTTCAAAACACCAATCGAACCATCGATTTCCTGAACCTTTTCTTTAAGTCCGGTGATTGAAGAGTCGATGTTTGCCATCGCTTCTGTATATTCGCCGATTCCTCCGACAAGTTCGGTCAGGTCGCCGATCTGTCCTTTTATTCCGGTTATTGAGCTGTCAATCTCACCAGTCTTATCTTTCAAGCCGGTGATTGAACTGTCAATCTCACTCACTTTATTCTTCAAAACGCCAATCGAACCGTCGATTTCCTGATCCTTTTCGCCGAATCCGGTGATTCTTCCTGAGACGTCCTCGATTTTAGCGCTCAAGCCGCTGTCATGGTCCTGTATCATGTCTATCACCTCGCTTCTGGTCACCAGGCTTCCGAGGTTCGGCATCAGCTCGCCCACGATGACGACGTTGTCAGTGAGGAGGTTTGTCTCTTCCGGATCGTATTTCTCGAGCCAGCTCCTTGTGACGGCCTGGAATGCCTCCACGTCGCATGAGTTTTCGGCCGCCGTGTGCCTGTTGATGAAGGCGGTGAAGATGTGCTTGCCGTCCTCAATGGGCTTGAACGCGAATGTAATCACGCCGTTCGCCAAATCTGTCACCTGGGGGATGATGATGATCCTTTTCTGGTTGTGCGGATAGGTGATCTCCACCTCAACCTTGTCTGCCTGGAACAGCTGGTACGGTTCATTGTTCCCGAGTTTCAGATGCCAGGAGAAGTTAATGGTCTTGCCAACTTTGATGTAGTTCATGTCGTCCTACTTATGTTAATTTTGCTAAGGAAAAGCCTTGCTGAAAGGCTTTCAATATTTATTGTAAAAGAGAGGCCCCGGCCGGCGGGACCCCTCTCCTCTGTAAAGTTTAAAAATTTGAAGGCGAAAGATTTAAAAGGTGTAAAAAGTAAATCGTTAAAGCATATATTATATATTATTTATGCGTGAAAGTCTTGACTTTTTCTTTTCTTTCAAACAAAAAACCGGAACCAAATTAAACCAAAACCGAACCGGAACCAAATCCAAATCCGAATCAAACCGGATTATCCGCAGTAGAACAGCGCCCAGTAGCTTCCGGTGGAGATGACCATCATCGCGTACCCGCCGACATCGTAATCGTTCTGCGGAGACTTGCTGTTCGGCGCCAGGAAGTAGTTGTTGTCGGTGTCGTTTGTCCAGAGGGTGATGCTCTTGTTGGAGATGTTCTTGATGTAGAACTTCTTGCCGATGTTGAAGCTCGCTGGGGCGTCCAGGTAGAAGTACGGGTCTCCTCCCGAGTAAGATCCGGTGAACACCACGAAGCAGTCGGAGTCAAGGAGGTGCATGTTCGGCCTGAGGGCGGCATTCGGGTCATTGTAGGAAACGCCAATGTAGGTGATGTCGAGCGTCCTGACCGGGCAGACGGACTGGATGTCGCCGGTCCATCCCTGGTAGGTCCTCTGGACAGCCCCGTTCTTCAGGAGGATCTCTGCGTCCCCGTGCCTTATCTGGTACTTGTCATCCTTGATGTAGAGGAAGTCGGAATTCGACGTGCGGCATATGAGGCCGTCCGAACCAATCTTGGTGACGTTGTTCGAGTTGGAGACAACCGTCAGGCGGATGATGGACTCGTGACCGATCTCCTGGTCAGTCGGGAGGAAGGAGCTCGTCCCCCTGTAGTAGACCGTCACGCCGAAGTACACGAAGATGTCGTCTAAGGTCTTGAACGTCTCGCCGGAAACGCGCTTGAACCCGGGGCCGTCAATGCTCACGGCGAATGTGGTGTAGTTACGGCTGAACCTGTTGCTGGTCTGGGTGTATGAGCTTCCGGACGGGACGATGTCAAGCCCCTTCCAGGAATCACGCGAGGGGGTGCAGTAGACACCCATCTCGGCGATGCTCACGTCACCGATGTTGTCGCTGAAGACAATCGTCTCGATATTGTCTATCTTGACGGACGAACCGGCCTTTATCAAGAGCGCGTTCGAGAAATAAGTGCATGCGTACCAATGATACTGCCCATCACTATAGACATGGGTGGGCTTCGCATCTGCCGTCGCGTACTTGGTGAAGCTCCAGACAGAGGAATCGTAAATCGAGGAGTTGGAGATGACGATGCAGGGTTCGTTGTCATTGTAGAGCACGAATCCGGAAGATGCGTCGTACAGGTTCAGCTGTCCGGTGATGTCTGTATATGCCGCGTCCAGCGATATGTGGCCGGCAGAAACATCGATTCCGGTCTTCCTCTTCATCTCGTCATAAACGGCAAGCTCGATGTTGGAAGCCGTCATGTTTAATTCCGAATGGATCTATTTGCTTGTCATGAAGGATGAATCGAGGTAGGTTGATATGTTCCAGACGCTCATCCTGATTGAGTCGGCCGTCTGCACGAATGTTGAGTTCTAGGTGTACTCCCCGAACCGCCCTGAAAGCTCGTCCACATAAGTAGAGACATCGGTGAACTTTGTCCAGAGGGATGAGACATCAAGGTGGAACTGGGCCATCTGGTCATGGAGTCCGTCAATCGAGGTGTCAATGTACTGGTAGATGATGTTCGTCTCCTTCTCGGTGACCTCGAACAAGGAGAAAGGCTCGACCGCCATGTTGATGTGCCTTGAGTCGAGGAGGTTTCCGCTTGCATCCCTCAGCTCGACGTGAAAGATGCTGGGCAGCTCCAGAGCCTTGTAATTATACCAAGCATAGGGGGTGTACTCTATCCACTACTGGGTGTACTCGTCCCATTCCTAGACGGGGTCGCCTTTTAAAATCTAGTTGTTGTCGAAGTCCCACAGATAATTTGTAAGCGTCCTGTCTCTCCAGTTAATCTTAGCCACCTTGCCGCCGATGTTGTAATTAGTTCCTGTATAATTGCTTCCCACCATCGATGGATCAGCCGGTTTGGCCGGTATCCACTTAAGCTCTTCTGTACGTGGACCAAGTGCAGTACCACCCTGGAAATGCCTAAAAAAACCGTCGTAATTATTAATGCGCATATTTGGGTTATTAGGGTAAAACAGCCAATCAGGCGAATACCTCATGTCAGTTCTGTAAACACCAGGGTGCTGGCTGTTCTAGGAAGCGTCATATTTAGTGTTATTAGCCCAAAACTAGTCAGCAATTATCTGACATGTCCATCCAGACGGTATTGTGCTGAGGTATTCATCGTGAATAGTCCCGTCCTGGCTTAGCGTCTTGTGCTGAATACTATAACAGAGCCCCAGGTGGAAGTCTCCTGAAGCATCAATCATCGCATACTCAGCTTCCGGGAAGAGCCGGTACTCGCCCAGGATGCCGAACTCAACATACCCGGTCTCGCCCTTGACGAGCTTGCTGAACCTGACGCTGGTCCTCTTGTACTAAATGGTGGACGATCCCTCCGGCAAGATGCCGTACTGGAAGGTGAGAAGACGGTCTGACAGTCCTGTCCAGGAGTCGAAGTAGTCAGGATGGACGACGATTTCATACTTGTGGTGCGTCTGGATGGTGGTCCCGTTGATGGTGACAGAACCGGTGTGGGTTGAGACATCATTGTCCCTAATCAGAACATAAGGGTTGAGGAGCTCATACTCTCCAGGGTCATCATTCACATACGTCGGCCAAGCGGCAAAGTCGGCTTCGTGACCGTTCAGTAAGAGCTCGACGTCAAGGTGGATGGATGAGTCGACAAGCGCGTTTCCGGACGGGTCACACTGGACAAACACCTGGGGCTGGCTTATCTTCACCTCGTAAATCTCCGGATAATTTGGGATATACGGTATCTGCGACTGAACGTAGTCCTCGACGGAGTCACCCGATGTAAGGACAAAATCACCCCTCATCCTGTTTGCCGGCAAATCGCCTGACCTGACGCCCGATGACCACCAGGAATACCGGTGAGAGTGGAGGGTGAAGTCATTGATTCCCCTGTACTGGATGTAGAAAGGCGCCCGGAGGTTGGGGTCATAAGCTCCCGAGTCAACATCATAGGCGGAGATGTAGATGGCCGACTGCCTGGAGAGTGCCTGTTCATTGGTCTCGCTGGATTGCTTCCGGTGACCCAGCATGACGACATTCGCGCCCGGATAGAGGCTGGAGGGATCTCCGACGAAATTCGGATTGGAGGATGGTGTGAATTCGACCTCGATGTAGTGGCAGTAAGTCTCGGGATCATCCCAACTTGGAAGCATCGATATGTCTCTGTTACCGATGTCATCACTCACATAATTGATACGGACAGGTGCCGAGCTGACCCTTCTGACCACTGTCCAGAAATAGGCATTCGCCACATCATAGGATACACCCACCTGGGCGCGGTTGAAGTCCTGTACAAGCGCCTGGTCCCCTGGTTCCCACATGTTCCTCACCGCCTGACCGTCTTTGTCCTTCGCGAGGAAATAGAGGCGGAGGAGGTTGTATTGCTCGGTCTCCCAAGCATAGAGGATAAACCCGTCTGCTGGAGAGATGATGAGGGAACCCCCGGCACTCTTTATCCTGTCAATCACCAATTCGAAGAAGTGCGCCTGGCCCGTGACAGTCAGGTTGCTGGTGTGGATGTTGTCGAATGTTCCGGCTGAAGCCTCGACCTCGTTAAAGATGCCCCTTCTGATCCAGGACTTGTCCCACTTGAGGCTCTGACTTCCCAAATCATATGTATTGTTCAGGAAAGGATAGATGTTCTGGTTGTTGGAATTGGCATGCACATTCAGGGTCGAATACAGGTTTGAAGGACCCCAGATGTTCAGTCCTGACTGGGTGGAGACATCAATCCTGCCGGCAGATACATCCGCCTGAATGGAAGAGACGTCAAGGTAATTCGGATAGACAATCAGCTTCTCGTTCTCAACATCCGTCTTCATCCTGAAATCCTTCCAGGTGCCGTCGCCGACAAGGAGAGACCCCTGGCTCTCGGCAAGAGGCTGGGGCACAAGCCCCTCCTGACCGTCCTCCGTCTCGGTCGCGCCGATGAAAGGATAGTAAATCTTTCCTCCGCCTCCTCCTCCGGATCCGGTTGCTTCTCCGTACTGTCCCCCTGTGATGTCAGAGAGATAGGTGTTTCCTCCGGAACCCTCCTGGCCGGTGTATCCGTACCGGTTTCTCGGAATCTTCGGCCTGGAAGCCGATGTGTAAATTGTATCTGGCATTTTACTATATAGTATTAACGTTTATCAAAAGGGAAAGTGAGGGAATCAATACTCGACCAACTTCAGGCGGTTTGTCATCTCCTTCGGTCTCCATTCCTGGGCCTCGACAAAGAAATCGGTGTCCGGGAAGACATTCGGCTGGACGATGGTGTACGGCTTGATGTTCTCCATATGCGTGTCACACTCGTATATCTTCTTCGGTGTGGAGTAATGACGGAGATACTGGTCAATCAGAAGCTGTTCGGGCTTCTTCATCGAGTCAGACCCCCAAATCTTCTGCACAGTCATGTTCGGGTATTCGTTCTCCCTGCCGGGGATGTTCTCGATGACCGGATAGACACTGGATGTGCAGAGGTATGACTTGCTGAGCGGCTTTCTGTCAGCCACCGAGTTGATTTTGCACTCGATGTCGTCAAGCTCCATCACGTTGTCTGTGTCGATGATTCCTGAATAGATGATGTCATCCCCTGACTTGTAGTCATCTACGTTTGTCCAGTTCTGCCCGTTTGGCACAAATTTGTAAACCATCTCGAAATCCTTCATCCAAGAATTCGGGCTTATGTTTTCCTTGCGGATTTTTCCTGATAAAAACCCTGTGGGGTCAATCGCGTAATCAGGATAATTATTGCCTCCGCCTGTCTGCCTTGACTGGTACTGGTGCGGGTTCGGCGGCATGATTTCAATGTGGATGGGACCCTTTATCGGATGGGAGTAATCGACGGCTGACGGCGCGTTCTGGACAGTCTTCCAGAGAGGTATCGCCACATAGTCCTGGCCGATGCCCTGGGCCTTCTGCGCGGTGTAATATGCCTCTATTGTCCTGTAGTAAGTGCTCCAGTTGGAATAATTGACAAGGGGATTCACGTATGTATTGTAGACAGGGTGCATCCACTCTCCGCAGGTGAAGAGTTCGCGGTCATCCTGCTCATATCCCATCGTCTCCTTGTGGTAGTAAATCCAGAAGGTGCAGGCTTTCGTCTGCCAGGTGTTTCCGTTCCAGTAGTCATCTCCAATCTTGAGTCTCATCTCCAGGACCGGCCACCCGAAATTGTAGTTTGTCCAACCTACATCCCTTGAATTGCTGATGCCTTTATCATTTGCCACCTCTGAATTATAGTCGCACTGGGGGATGAAGTTCGACGCCTTTTTATTGTTGTCCTCGTATGTGAAATAGCTGTTATATTTGTTCTTGTCCCAGCAGAACATCAGATCTCCCTTGAAGCAGAGGAAACTTGCTCCCGCCTGGCTTGTGTAACAAAGCTCCTCCGGATAATCATAAGAAAGCACCGGCTTGAATGTGGCAAATCTGATTGCCCTTACCTGGTCGCACCGTTCGCTTAGATCTGAGAATGCAGAAAGTGTCATCATCGCGTCCACATACTTTTCATTGAAAGTGTGGAAACAGATGTACTTGTTGTTGTTGACCTTTGATGAGGCAGAGCCCTGGAGGTTGATGGAATACACGTTCTCGATGAAAGCGCCCGCGGCGAACCCCGCCATGTTCTCCTCCTCCGCATAGGCTCCGTTCCAATCCTCCGAAAGTGCTGCCCACCGGGGAAGGTCGGTTGACTGAGGGGATGTTGTCGCCGCCGTCTGCCAATAGGATTCATCTGGCAGATCTGACAGATCAGCCGTGCCTATCAATGTGTGGTAATGGAAAGTCCAGTTAGAACTTGTCGATTCAGGGATGTAATACAGCTGGAACTGCATGTAGTCAGCCTCCTTGAGCGTAGTCTTTCTGGAGTGAAGGAACTTCTTCTCCGAATGGTAAAGGTGATAGGTCTTTGCCTATGTTGAGACATACGCGTAGTTCTTCTGCTCATCATCCATAAGATTGGATGTAATGTTGCTCACCTCATAGATGGAATCATTCACCGTTATCTTGTTGTAGACGTCATCAAGCGAAATGCTGTGCTGGTCACTTGCATAGTCATCCTTTCCGAGAGAGACGTTGTAGACATCCCTGTGGATGGATAAGTCAATATAAGATGGACCAGCACGGAATTCACTCACCTCGAAATACAGCGCGTTGATTCCCCTCTGCCTTGAAAGGCCGTCATACTGGAGAATCCAGAGGTCATAATTGTGGGAGACAGCAACAAAACCGAATATCCTCAGCATCTCCTCCATCACCTCATAACAGGTCCAGGGGGTCCTTTCTGAATCATCATCGAAGAAATTGGACTCTGCGACAGAATAATTCTGGAATATTCTGAACGGATGTCCTGAATCCGCTGGCAATCCTGAATAAGAGTCCGTGCAGAAATAGATGCGTCCTGTACCTCCGGCGAGATGGAACAACCTGTAGAAAATATTGTCCATCCTGAGCACCTGAGCGCCTGCATTCGGATCTACAAGGGAATATTTGATGTCTTTCAGCGTTGAAATAGTGTCAACAGCCTCCAATTGCAGGACGTCACCCGGCGAGACATAAGGCTGGGTGTATGCACAGGGAGTCAGCCATCCGTGAAAGACACCTGTATTATTATTATTTCCGAATTCATCCGTCTGCAATTTGATAATCTGCACCTCTGCGCCGTGCACTTTCGCGGTGTACAAGTCAAAAATTGCCTCATCTGTGACGATGGACAATGTACATGTGCGTGATTTGATGGGTGAAAAAAGTGAATCGCTCTGGGTGGTAATGACAATGGGTTCGTGATCCGCGAATTTGATGGGTATTCTTGTCACCATGTTCTGGTTTGTCGTGATGGTCACAAAATATTGTTCATCAATCAAATTCGCAATCTGTCCGTAATAATACATAGGTGCCGGAAGTCTTTTTATATTTATTGACCCCCGGCACCCCGAACAAAATCCTTTTTGGGAGGGAATAATCAGGCCCTCGCCCTCTTCTTCGTCTCGTTTCTAAGCAGTCCGACAAGCTGGTTTCCAGCAATCCGGAACTCTACTTCACCTGTCAGGAGCTCACCTGTAGAGAGGTGTGTCTGTCCGTCTATCATCTTCCAGAGCCTTGCCTGCTAAACGTCATTGATTATCATTTCCCCTGCATTAACCCTGGCCAGGTTCTTGTCACCAACCCTTGAATTGCCTCTGATGATACCGCCTGACGCATAGCCTGAAATGGAGTGTATCTGCGCTGCAATCGCCGCAACCTGGGCCATCGCCATCGCTCCGAATGAAAGCCATGCGAAAGGACCCCCGTATTCGGTTGACATCGCCTGAGCCTCCATCGCGCCTCTGATGAGTGTTGCGATTGACTGTGCGATTGTACCTGCAACATCTAATTCAGGGACTTCAAAACCGGATCCGATGTTTGAGAATACACTGCCGAAATTGCCGACCGCATCAGAAAGGGCGTTCATCTCTCCCTGATATTTCTTGGTCTGCTTTATCTGTTCTGAAAGAATTCCGGCCGCACCTCCGAGGTTGGACTGCTCTGACTGTACATTCTTTATCTGTTCCTCGACGGCGTACCATCCGGCTGCACCTGTTGTGCCGAGCTTTTCGTATTCCTTCTGCAATTCCCTGAGCTGGTTGATGAGGTCATCATTGTAGTCCATCTGCTTCTGGATTCCCTCCAGCTTCATTTCAGGTGTGACTTTCTAGCTTGCATCATAAATGGCCTTCTCGAAAGAACTCATGTTTGCGCTGATAGGAAGGTCGATAGGATTCAGGCTGGCGATGTCGACCGCTGTCATCTTGCCCTCGACTGGAATATCCTCCACCTTAACGCCTGACTGGTCTACAGAAGTGACGGTTGCATTTGCATCGACTGCAAGAGGACCGGTTTCATTATCAATTTCAGTGACGGTTCCCTTCAGGTTGAGGCCCTTGACCTTTGATTCATCAATAGAAACCTTTGCATTTGCAGAAACATCAAAAGGATCTGCTTCATTATCAATTTCAGTGACGGTTGCATTTGCAGAAACATCAAGAGGATTGAAGTCAGAATCATCTACCTTTGTGACCTTTCCCTTCAGTTTGAGGCCCTTGACCTTTGATTCATCAATAGAAACCTTTGCATTTGCAGAAACATCAAAAGGATCTGCTTCATTATCAATTTCAGTGACGGTTGCATTTGCAGAAACATCAAGAGGATTGAAGTCAGAATCATCTACCTTTGTGACCTTTCCCTTCAGGTTGAGGCCCTTGACCTTTGATTCATCAATAGAAACCTTTGCATTTGCAGAAACATCAAGAGGATCAGCTTCATTATCAATTTCAGTGACGGTTGCATTTGCATCGACTGCAAGAGGATTGGTTTCATTATCAATTTCAGTGACTTTCCCCTTCAGGTTGAGGTCCTTGACCCCTGATTCATCAATAGAAACCTTTGCATTTGCAGAAACATCAAGAGGATCAGCTTCATTATCAATTTCAGTGACCTTTCCCTTCAGGTTGAGTCCCTTAACCTTTGATTCATCAATAGAAACCTTTGCATTTGCAGAAACATCAAGAGGACCGGTTTCATTATCAATTTCAGCGACCTTTCCTTTCAGGTTGAGGCCCTTGATCCTTGATTCATCAATAGAAACCTTTGCATTTGCAGAAACATCAAGAGGATTGAAGTCAGAATCATCTACCTTTGTGACCTTTCCCTTCAGGTTGAGTCCCTTGATCCTTGATTCATCAATAGAAACCTTTGCATTTGCAGAAACATCAAGAGGATCTGCTTCATTATCAATTTCAGTGACCTTCCCCTTTACAGAAACATCCTTGTTCTTGATTTTTGACTGGTCGATTGAAGTTACCCTCACCTTTGTCTTCAGGTCCTTAAGCCTTTCGTCGTACTGGAATGTAAGTGTTGCCTTGTACTTTTCCTTCGCCTTGACAGAAAGCTCTGCCTGTTTTTCAAGAACCTCTCCAATCTTTGTATTGACCTTTTCATATCCTTCTCTTCCGGCCTCTCCGAGCTGAGCGTATTCCTGCTTCAACTTGTTAAGCTGTTCGATAAGACGGTCATTGAAGTCCATCTCCTATCTGATTTCGGAAAGTTGTTCATCAAGTGAAGGAATCTTTGTCGGGTCAAATATTGCCTGTTCATAGGATGATTTCTGTCTTTCCTCTCTGAGTGATGCAAACTGCTGCTCAAGTTTCTTCAGCTCGGCGTTCAGTTTCTGTGCCTCAGCCTGAGCATTCTTGATTGATGAGGATTTTCCGTTGACCTTCTGGTTAACCTTTGCATTAGGATCATCAATATTCAGGTTGACATCCATGTTGATAGGTTCACCGGCACCGATGACAGTCTCAATCTTTTCAATCTTTCCGTTCAGTGTCTCATTCCAGAGATCTGCAAAATTATTGGCCCATTCCTTTCCGAAATCAGATACATTTCCTGCTGTTGCCTCAATTGCCTTCTTGATGTCCTGACCGACCTTGTCCCAGTTTCCTGTAAGCATGTCATTGAATGCATCTCCGATTCCTGTCAGCGCTATTGCAAATTCCTTGATGATAAACTTGATGGCGTTCCAGGTCTGTTTCCAGCTTTCTGCATACAACTGGATTGCACCTCTCAAGAGAATATTCTTGTTGTACAAGTCGATGAACTTATTAATCAGTTCACTGACCGCATTCATGCAATGAATCTTCATCAGGTCTGTCAGGTGCGAGAATCCTGAATCTGATACGCCGAACAAAGATGAGAGGGAATTTTCAAAGTTTCTGGTTGCATTGATGAGCTCTTCTGTGACTTCACCCTGCTGACCGGTCTGTTTCTTGACCTCTTCAAGGCTAGTGGCCAAATCGGCGAATGCCGCGACGGCATCATATCCAGCAGCAGCTCCTTTCTTTCCGAAAACATCTGTCAGAACAGCGCCGACCTCCTTAGCCTGCGGCGGGAATGCCTTCAAGGCCTGAGAAACCTGCTGGATGGCTCCGAATGTAGAAAGTGTGCCACTCTGTATCTGCCTGGACATCTCTTCTGCATTGATTCCGATGCCTTTCAGCGCGTCTGCAACGCCGGACGGCATGTTTCTGAGCTGGATTCCTGCTTTTTCGATGACTGCAAGGCCATCTTCAGCAAATATTCCTGAACGTGTCTGGGCGATGAGTGCTGTCAGTTCTGATGCGGAAATGCCGATGCTCCTGAAAGAACCTGAATACCTGTCAAGAAGTGAAAGCATGTTGCCCGCATCGTCTGCTCCCGCGATAAATCCCGCATTGATGATGGAAAGTGCGGTCTCTCCGTCAATTGCAAACTTTGACATCAGACCGTCTACAGCCTGGAGGACATCGTTGAATTCCTTGCCCATCACATCTGCGGTCGCCTTGATGCCGTTCCTCAGGGAATCAAGCTCCATACCGTCAAGCCCAGTGAACTGTTTCGTGCGTTCCTTCTGTCTGTCAAGCTGTTCATTGTAGTTATAGAATGCAACCGCTGCCGCTGCAACCGCTGCCGCAACCGCCGTGTAAGGATTCACCATGCCCATGATGGCTGATGACATTCCTGAAAGATTGCCAACGCATGCGGTGATCTGTCCGGAAAGCCCTCCGAGGGAACCTTTCAGGTTGTTTGCCACCGCCGCCACATTCTACAGACTACCCTTTGCCTGGGCACATGCCTTTTTCAGACCTGCTGAAAAATTAAGGTCTCTTGATTTTAAGTCGGTTCTTATTTCGGGATTCATCTTGTATCTTATTGATTTTCAATCATGTTGTTATTCAGGAAATCTGCAAGCTTGTTCTGTAACTTCAGTGCTGCCTGCTTTTCTTCCTCGGTCATCTGCGCATGTGGCTCTTTATCCCACGGGAGAGAATAGATGTCAGCCAACTTCAAGTTTTTCTTGCAGAACTTCTGAGCTACGTACAGACACTGTATCCTTGATGTCTCCCAAATAGTCCTATCCGCAAATTCAACCATGTCCATCATCGTCATCATCTCCCACATCTTCATCTTTTCAAGGAAATATTCAGACGAACACAGCTTCTTCTCAATCACCAACACCCTGTAATAGTAGTGCGCAATCTTCTGGATTACAGGGTCTTTGCTTTTTTTGTCCTTTTTCTCTTGGGTTGTTCTTCCTCTTGTTCAAGTTCTTTCTTCACAACGGACATCATCTGCTCGTACATGGTGGTGTACCACTTGATGAAAATATACAACTTCACCGGTTCCTTGTCCATTTCAAGAACAAAGTCATCGAACAACAGTTCCTCGTCGCCTGTCAGGGCAAGATAAGTCGAGTAAAAGTACACCAGCCAGTTTGTCTCCTGATCAGGGGTGAAGCTCTTCCCCTGTATCTTCTCGTAAATCATGTCGGACTTGAATTTGAAAACCAGTTCAAACTCCTTTCCGTTTACCGTCATCTTATTATTCATATAGTGCTTTTAACCTTTCAATATTTATTATAAAGGAAAAGGGGACGCCCGGAAAAAGGGATCCCCAACACAACTAATATGAATAAAGACGCGGACGTGTGTTACGCCGTATGCTTACTCAGTATAATAGTTCGTCAAACCAGCAGAAGTGTCCAGGAGTGCGCCTGAACCGGTCAGCTCAAGTGCGATTGTCGCAGTGTTGCCGTCCTGTGCAGCGATGTCGGCACTGGTAACGATAGCGTCTCCGTACTGAACGAATGCAGAGCCAGGAGTCCATGCGGTGTTGGCAGAAATGTCAGTCACAGACTTCAAGCCGGATGCATAGTCAGCCTGAGAAATCTCAGCGAATGCCATTGTGTATGGTTTGCCGGACTTGGCCATCTTGAGCACCTTCTGTGCAGTGCTGTTGTTAAAGAGGTATTCACCGCCCATGCTCCACTCGGAACCAGTCACCTCAGAATCGGGGTGAAGGCCGTGGTCCTTAGACGATACCTTGTTAGTGGTGTTGCTGTATCTCATCGAGTTATTCTGAGAATATGCAAAAGACTCCCACTTGGATGCACCACCGGTTGAAGTGCAGAGAAACAGATTAATCTGATTGCCTTTTAAGTACATAATAATCGACTATTAAATTTTAATATTTATTTTGTAATGTTAGTTACAAGGAAGTCGAAGTAAAGAGACTGGACATAAACATCCTCAATCTGGTCTTCATCCGAATCCTTCAATATCATATCTTTAATCAAAAAGTTGTCTTTAGGCACTCCGTAAGAGTGTTTTTCAAGCGTCTCCCTGACAGCCTGGGCAATATTGACAGCCTGCTCGTAATCATTCGCCACGCATATCACCTCAACAGAAACAGTGTCTTCCACATTACCATCCTTTGTGTATTCCGGCCTGATGTTTCCTCTCTGAAAACTGATGAAAGGGAAAGATGTGGGAGAAAGAATCAGTGCCTTGATGTTCCTTGGATCGACCAAGTCGGTCACCTCCTTCTGTTCTATCAGTATTTTACGTATGTATTTGTTAATCAGAAGTCCTTTCATGAGTAGTATTTCTTTTCTTTGATTTTGTTAATCTAATCAATCAGCATATCACGGGTTGACTGAAGCGCCTGATCCGCGTTCTTGACTCCGTTCTTGAAGAAGTCAAGGGGTCCGACAGTTCCTCTCTTCAGACGCCTTCCGTACTTTCTTCCCCACTTGTCTTTCCATCCGCTCCTTGTGAAACGCTCTTCCGTCTTGTTCTCGAAGAATCTGGCCTGATATGTACGTGAACCCTTCGTGGGAGAACCATATGCATGAAGGCGAACACTCCATTCACCGGGACCCGTGTTCTTTGCCTTCTGGGTCCTGATTGCATCTATCAGACGGTCCTTGTACCTTGGGTTTTTGTGCGTTGCAGCCGGAAGCGAGTTCTTGAATCTGTCCTTGATGTCCTTTTGCAAGGTCTTTGCAGCCTGTCTCAGCGCCCTTTTCTGCACATTTTCCCAGTCTTTTCCTGAAAAATAGCGGTTCACCCTCTCCAGATCGGAGATATCATAATCAAAATCCAGGTCCATATCACTCGTTTACAAGCTCAGTCTTGATTATTTTTTGGTTGTAGGGAAGCAATTCAGGGTTGATTGACAGGATCCGGTAGGTCTTTCCCTGCCACTGGATGCGCATCATCTCGTCTATCTGGTGGTAAAAACGCACAATAAACGTGACAATATTAGTGAAAACCAGCTCCTGATTCTCAACAATACGGTCTCCTGAATCAAATTTAACATCCGCTTTTGTCGTAAAAGCCTCTTCCCATGACTGTTTCTCTGTACCGTAGTCATTGATTGTGATCACCGGCTTCAGAAAAGTCACCTTCCATCTCAAACTCCCTGCCCTCATACATCACCACTCATAAGATTTAAACGGCTGGAGCAAGTATTCATAAGAAAGGTCTATCTTGTTGACAGAAGTGAACGCCTCAGGCTCACGGTTCTGGTAATAATGGCCAATCAGGAGAAGAATTGCCTGCTGCATGTCCCAGGGAAGCTGACCACATTCATCCACATACTAGTCAAGTGACGGGACATCAATATGCTTGGCCACTGCAGCCTCAACGGCACGCTCGACCTGCTAAATGTAACGGTCATCGTCGTAATAGTCGTGATCGATGTTCAAGTGGTCCTTTATTTTGTCCAAATTCAGATACATAGCAATTCCAGCAGATTTATATATTTATCAAATAAGAAGGGACAGCCGGAAAGGCCATCCCTCGATTATAATGATGCAGAATTATGTGAATTACACTGTAACTGCGCCGAATGCGAGAGCTTCTGGACGAGCAACTGCTGCATCGAAGTAAGCATTCACAATCAGACGGACACAACCGTTAACAGCCTGAGAAACTTCGTCAACGATAATTTCTACATCGCCCCAGCTAGCAACAAGGATAGTGCTGAAATCACCATAAACGATGTTGGTGCCGGTAGCAGCGAGAGAAGCGTCTGCGATAGTGTTGTCATCTGCCTTGCTGTTGCCGTTGTAAACAGTGATAGCATCAAGGCCAGAAGTTACGTAAACAGGAGTGCCGTCGATTTCGCCGTTCTGCATAACGAGCTCGGTAGACTTCGTGGACTTAGCCATTGCACGGAGCTTGCCCTTAGCGGCAGGAGTAACGAGGTACTTCATCTCGCCGAATACGTTGTTAGTCTCAACACCAGCCTCAAGGTTAGTCAGGTTAGCGAAAGTGCTAACATCGGCTGCGCTCTTGCCGTACAGGATACCTGCAGGGTGAGTGTCAGTCTTCTTCAAACCAGAAAGGATTGTAGCCTGGAGCTTGTCAGCGATTGCATTTGCGAGGTCTCTGCGGATTGCGTTCTCAACGCCGACAGTGTCCTGAAGCAAGAGCTGCTTAGAGATGTCTACATAAGCGGTCAAACGCTTTGGACTCAGCTTGACATTAGTGAACTCGTTGCCACTTGCAGCAGCAGCGGTGATTTCACCTGCCCAGCCAACAGTGCCCTTGCCCATGATTGGGAACTGATAATCGCCCTTAGGAACGCCAGTGTAGAAGCGAACGCCAAGGTTTGCAAGTACTGAATTGCTGTAAAGGGGCTCAAGGATACCCTGAATCTCGGTTTCCACAACATCGTCATGAATACCGTCAACGCCCTGCACCTAAACAGTGCGAGTTTCTGCAGAAACTGTGAACTTCTTCTGAGCCGAATTCATCGCATTGCGAATCTGCTCGGTCAAATAATTTTTCTTGGACATAATATTATGTGGAGTATTTTTAGTAGTGTTATTCGCGCCTCTTTCCTCTTCCGTTGTGTTTTCAGGCTCTTCCGCGGGGTTCATTCTAGTTTCTTCAGGATCATTATCGCCAGAATCAACAGAATCTCCGCCACCAGGAAGATCGCCACCGGCAGAAGCGTTTCCATCGTTGTTTGTATTATTGTTTGTATTGTTGTTTGTGTTGTTCTGTTCTTCAACGGCCTCTTCAACGGCCTCTTCAACAGCCTCTTCGACTGCTTCCTCGACGGCCTCTTGGATCTCTTCCTCTCTCTCCATCTCCTCAACGGTTTCCTCAAGCTCCTCGATCCGGGTCTTCAGGTTCTGGATT